TAGATGTTCCGATTGCCCACGCGTATCGGGGTCACACGATGTTTCTCAAGTTCGAATGGCGCCGTCCGAACGACGATGCACCGGTTGCCGCGACGATAATTGAGCCCGCGCCAATTGATGGGCTGGGCGAGGTTGCCGCCGAACTGACCGGGCCCTGGCCGGACTACCCAGCCGCGCTCGATGAGGCCATGGCCGCTGCTGAGCGCTGGATCGACAGCCAGTTGCCCTAATGCCGCTCACCGGCAGGCATGTAGGGGGATTGGGGTTAGGCTGCTGGGTGTTGCGCTGTATCGCGGAAAACATCCATCTGCGCCGCGCCGTCGAGCCATGCCGCTGCGATCCGGTGTTCAGCCATTGCGGCGTATTCCGGGTTTAGTTCGCACAGGATCGATTTGCGACCTTCCTGCATGGCGACCACCGCCGTAGTGCCGGCACCGCCGAAAGGGTCAAGCACGACGCCGCCGAGTGGCGCGCCGGCCAGAATGCAGGGTCGGATCAGGTCCGGAGGGAAGGTCGCGAAGTGCGCACCCTTGCAACCTTGCGTCGGCACTGTCCACACACTGCGCTTGTTACGAGTATCCAATGAATAGGCGCTTTCCTCTCGATCTGGCCGGTGTGTTCCCAGTGATTGCCCAGGGATAGTTTGCTCTCGCTTTGAATCATCGCGCTTGCTACGAACGGCTTTCATTGGCCCGTTTGACTTTCCGGGCACTCGGTCGCTGCCCTGCTGTTGCTCGATATCCTGCGCCAGTCGCTTGATCGAGCTGTGCGCTAAAGGCTCCTTGATCGCATCCTGGTCATAGTAATAGCGCGGTGACTTGCTCAACAGGAACAGGTATTCATGCGACTTTGTGCACCGGTCTCTGGTGGATTCAGGCATGGGGTTCGGCTTGTGCCAAATGATGTCCTGGCGCAGGTACCAACCATCATCTTGAAGGGCGAAGGCGAGGCGCCAGGGGATGCCCATGAGGTCTTTCGGCTTGATGCCAGTCGGATCTCGAGGGCGGACGCTCATTGTGCGAGCCTCCAGCTTTTCATCTACGCCGCGAGTGGTCCTGCCCCCGTTGGCGTAGCTATCGCCCATGTTCACCCAGATTGTTCCGTCATTGCGCAGCACCCGACGTACCTCGCGAAACACTTCAACGAGGCGCCCGACGAATTCAGCAGGTGTCTCCTCCAAGCCGATCTGGTCGGCCATACCGTAGTCACGCAGCCCGTAGTAGGGCGGAGACGTGACGCAGGTGTTCACCGACTGGTCCTTCAGCGTCCGCATCGACTCAATGCAGTCGCCGATCAAAACGCGATGTTGTTTCATGGGCGAGTTATTCCTTGCCGCTATAGCGGCTGACTTTGAAGGGGGAGGGGTTACAGGTTTTGCGGGTGGAGTACGGATGTACTCCTATCGGGATTTGGCGCTCTGCCGCGACAGCTCAAGGGCATCTTCGCCTTGCTGAGTCATTTCCCACAGTGCAGGGCTGCGCTGCACACGATTCAGTAGGCCGAGCTGGGTCAGCAGGTCAAACCAGTGTCGTCCTATGTCGGCGCCTTGCCCGTCGTCCGCGCACTCCTGAAAGCGTTCCAGCTTGCGGATCACCTTTTCGGCGAATGGGTGCGTCGGCGCTACTGGGGCGGGCTGCTCGGCGCCTGCACTGAGTTTCGGCTCGTCGAGCATTGGGAGCCATCCGACCGGCGTCCCTCTACCCTCTGTGAAGTGGTCGTGAGACCAGCACCATCCGGCAAAGCGCCAAACGTCTTCACCGTCGTTGTCGAAGTTGTTGGCGCCAATGGTGGGTGCTTGCTCCGCGTCTTCCGTCGAATGATCTTCGAACTCAACCAGCAAGCGCACCATTGTTCCGTCAGTCGGCGCGGTTGCCATATCGCGCCAGCCTGGGTCGTGATCCTCTTGAACTCCGCAGGCGGTGCACACAATAAGGTGGCTGCCATCGTCCGTCCATTCATGCGCGCAAGGTGCAGGCGCATCCAGCAGGGCGCGCAGCTCAGCACGGCGCGGAACATAACCGCCAGATTCTGCTATGCGCTCCAGCAACTCACGCGGCACGCCGTCAATCGTTTGGTTGGTCATGGCTTGGCCTTCGATGCGATGGCGGTCAATGCCGCGTCAAGGCTGGTAACGGCCTTGTGCCGGGTTGTGCAGGTGACGCTAACCACGGTGAAGCTTGAGCCGCCCTTGGCTGTCCATGACCCATCCGGGTTCTGCGTTACCTCAATTACGTGACTCATAAATCACCTCAAATCAGTTGTGCCAGTGCCAGCAGGCACCAGCAGTAGGCGGGGAGTTGGGATTTCATTGCTGGTCATCCGATGGCTCTTTTCCCGTGCCGTTGCACGCGCCACATCCTTCGTCGGCGCCATCTGGATTGGAACGAAACCCCCAGCCCTTGCAGAACTCGCAGGAGTCGGCGCCGACCTCTGCTGGCTTGAGTGCGGCGCGCATACGGGCGCGCAACCTCAGAACAGCGTCTAAGTCCAGCGGCTCACGCCCTACAGCATCCAGCACCTCGCCGACCAACCCCTCCAGCAGATCCACCCGCTCATCCGCTGCGGTCAGGCTCCGTCCAATTTCAGCCATGCGCTTACGATGAAGTTCGTTCAGGCGGTCGATTGCCTTCTGCGCCTGATTGAAAAGTGACTGATAGCGCCCAAGCTCAGCCAGAGCCGCGTCACGCCCGGCGGTTACGCGGTCGAAGTCAGCCGCCAGCACAACACTGAGCCTCCCCAGTGATTCACCCTCTACAAGCCCTGTTTCGGTTACGTGGTAACGCTTTACTTCGGACACAGCTGTTTCCTTGCCGGGCATGCCCTGGCGGTGGAGGGTGGGTTACGATTTCTTGAAGGTTTTGGTCAGTGCGGCATTGACGCTATTGCCGCGCATCAACACGACATTGGCCAACGCCGCCCGGTCTTTATGGCTGTGACTGGCTTGACCAAGTAGGCCAAAGTAGCTGTTGGCGGTCTCGCGCAGATCCTCGGTGGGCGCTGCGGCGACTCGCTTCAGAGCCTGGGCCATCGACCGCTTCCGTGTTGTCCGGCGCCACGGCTTGATGACGTGGCCCACAAAGTCGACGCCTCGATCTACCGGTTGCAGGATGGTCTTCGTGGGGTTCAGCTTGGCGCCGAGTCTCGGCAGGAACGATTCGACTTGCTCGCGCCAGTGGTTCAGCTGTTGCGGAGATTCATGCAGAAACACGAAGTCGTCCACGTAGCGGATGTAGTGCTTTGCGCGGAGCTGGTGCTTGGCGAACTGGTCGAGTGCGTCGAGATAGATGTTTGCGAAAAACTGCGATGATAGGTTGCCGATCGGAAGGCCGAGGCGCGCCGGCTGCGCTGTCAGTCGCTTGTGCTGTGGCACTCGATTGAACAGATGCGGCGGGCTGCGCAGCACGTAGTCTTCACGCGGGTCGTGCATCAGGATCGTTTCGGCCAGTGCAAACCACCAAGGATCGGTGATCTTCTTCGCCAGTTGCTGGCGCAGCACCTGCTTGTCGATCGCGACGAAGAAGTTGGCGAGGTCGCACTTGAGGTAGAAGATCGGCTTCGACCAGTTCTCGCTGGCGCTGCGGATCTTCGATTCAAGGCGCTTTGCGGCGTACAACGTGCCGCGTCCAGGGATGCACGCACAACTGTCCGCTATGAAGCTGGCGTAGAAGCGCGGTGCCACATGGTTGTACATCAGGTGGTGGACGACGCGATCCCGAAATGCTGCCGCCCAAACTTCGCGGGCTTTCGGTCGGGTAACCACGAAGCAGATGGAACGGCCTGGCCGGTAAGTGCCGGCAATCAGGTCGTCGTGAAGCTCCAGCAAGTTGATCTCCATGTCCTTCTCGAAGTGCCGTGCGCTCGCGGTGTTCCGCTTGTTCCGGCGACAGTCGTAATACGCTTGGACGAGATCCTCGAACTGGAAGGGTGCAACGCTTAAATCTGCGGACCGGGCGCGCGACGCGCTCGTTGTTCTTGTCGTTGTTGTTGAGCCAGCCATCTTCAAAGTCCATGTTGTAGGCGTTGTTGGCGGAGAACTGCGACCTATCGAGCTATCTACATCGCCTTGCCGAAGGCGGAACCGATCAGCAAGGAAACTGCACAAGACCTACGCGGACGCTTTAGACCGGCGGTATCTTTTGTGTGCATGGCGGTGACCCAGAGGTCAGCGGCTCGACCAGATTTTGCGCACAGACGCGAGAGCCTTGGCCCTCACGCAGCGGGCGCGGTTGCGGACTTCTTCCAGGCGTTCGCCTGTCGGCCTACAGAGGCCGTTAACTTCATTGCCTTGGCGTGCTGCCCCTTGCTGATGAGCGCCTTGTTAGTGAGCGCTCGCAGCAAGTAATTCAACATCCAGATGCTTTCCAGTAGGAGGTTCAGGTGGGGTAGCTTGTCTCTCGACATGTTTGCCCGACCAATCAGCACCAGAATCTGCAGGCACTCGTCTCGAATCTTTGCTCCGACGACCTGCTTTAGGTCGCGTGGAATGTTGCGCACCAGATCGAGTGACATGCCGAGCAGTTCTTCTGCAACCTTGTGGATCTCCAGATCCATATGAAGGGCCATCCTGGCCTCCTTGAAAAGCGAGGGCGCTATCGCGCCCATGAATGAAGGATTGAAGGATCAAATAAAGCGTCTGCGGACCGGGCGCGCGACGCGCTCGTCGCCCTTGCCGTAGTAGCTGAGCCAGCCATCTACAAAGCCCATGAAGTAGGCGCTGCTGGCGGAGAACTGCGAACTCGTCCAGTGATAGCGCTTACTGAACACGTCCTTGTCGCCCAGCGTGATCTCCAGAAACGAAGCCTCGCGACGGGACAACAGGTAGAAGTCCTTGTGACCCTCGCGCTCAAAGGCGGCACAGAACTGGGCGGCGGGGTAGGATTCATCTGCACCGATCAGATCGTCCGTGTTGGCTCGACCATCCCAGGCACTCTTCGCGCCGTTGATTTCGTTGCCGTAGCCGCCCCATTCAAATTCGCCTTCTGCATCCGCACCGGTCGGCACGATCAGGTAATAGGGGTTGCCGTCGCCCGGAAACAGACCGCCATTCACGCCACCTTCGCCGGGCCAGATTTCACCTACAGCAGGGATGTCGCTTGCGGCAGCGGCCGGCGTGACGGCAATCGCCAGAGAAGCCAGCTTGAGCACCACCGATTCATCTGGGCTGCTGATCATCAGATCGCCACGGGTGTAGGTGGTCAGTTGATTCGTTTGCATTGGATGCTCCTGTGAGCGAGTTGGGCGCAGGCCGCCGGCGCTACCCGGCAAGCTTCTGGTCTGAGCGTCGTCCTGACGCTCCCGGGAATCGCCTGCATAAAAGCAATGAAGGAATGAATTACTGAATAGGAAGGCTGCGGACCGGGCGCGCGACGCGCTCGCTGTCCTTGCCGTCGTCGTCGAGCCAGCCATCTTCAAAGTCCATGCTGTAGGCGTAGTTGGCGGAGAACTGCGAGCTGGTCCAGTGCCAGCGATCTTCGCGCAGGGTGATCAAACCTTCGGCCTTCGCTGCCATCATCAGAGCGCCTTCGAGGTAAGAGGGGATGTGAGCATCCAATTCCAGCGCCTTCACGGCGATATCACTGCCGGCTTCGGCCATGGCGCGAGTGTTTGATGCGCCGTCACTGAGGCTCTTGGCGCCGGCAACGTCCTCGCCGTACTTGCCCCACGTACCGATCAGTTCGTTGTCGAGCAACACCAGTGCACGCTCTTCGCCGTTCAGCCAGTAGCGGGTGACGAAGATGCCGCCGGCGAGAGGTTGACCGCGCTCTGGCAGGTCGGCGGCGGCTACGGATTGTTGTGCATGTTCAGTCATGGTTTTCTCCGGGTATGCGCCGCCCTCCGTGACCGGATACGACAGCGAGGTTAAATATTTGTGGATTTTTTGCGGCTGGATGCTTTACTTTTGAGTTCTAGAAAAGCTTCTAAATTGCGGCTAAAAGTCATCAACGTGTTGTGTTGTACCAAACAAGGGATTGTTCATGAAGAAGGTTTTGATCCAGGGTGCAACCGACCACACACATTTCAACGCGCTATGCTCTCGATGCAAATGTGAAAGGCAGCATGAGGTTCTGAAATCGGTCAGGCAGATAATCGAGGACGACATGGATTCGATCACCTCTGACTATCAGATTGTTCTATGCCTTACCTGCAAGAATCCTTCCTGCAGAAGACAAGTTGTTGACACTGATCTCTATCACTTCGATGAAGAGAGGCAGGAAACCGTGACCACGTGCTTCGTGAGAGCTCTTGCGTGAGTCGGCGAATGCATGAATAGGTTATTTCTCGTGACCGAGGCGACCGGCTTCCCGGTCGTAGGCGATCTTCAACTTCCGCGACACGTTTTCTGGAATGATGTATTCGTGTCGCGGCGGCGCGAAGAACTGTGCCGATCCGTTCGGCCCAAGCGCGTGCAGGTGATGCAGGGCTAAGGTCATCGCCTCACCCTGTTCTTCGATCTTGTGCCAAGTCATCAAATCAGCCAGCACCTGCCGAGTTCCAGCAAGTGCATGCATCCGCAATTCTTCTTCGCCTCGGCTCTTCCTCTTTGCCGCGGCTTTCTCTGAACGTTCCGCGTTGCTCTTGGCCATGGCCTACCTCTTCAATTCCGCTGGCCGGCAAGTCCAGCCAGGTCTGTCGTTTGCGTTGTTGGGTGCGAATGTTGAATCTGCGCATCAGGCTTTCGTCGGGTAATCGAGCGAGTAGTCCGCGACGATCTTCCGGGCGAGTGTCGTGCTGATACCCATATGCTTGCAGGCTTTGTTGCGCGTCATTCCGGCTGCCTTGCAGTTCATAAGCTCGACGGCGATTTTGTCTCGCTCCTCTTGGGTGATCATGCGGCCTCGCTTGGCCTTCTGCGCTTCGATGTTCCTGTAGCCGTAAGGCGTTTTGACTACCGTTGCGATGCCTGGACTGTCCTTTCCGATCCCGGTAGGGATTTGCTGGGCCGTACCTCCAGATGCAAAGAAGGCAGCTTTCGCCGCCTCCAGTCCACTTTGCCGCTTTGCGGCTTCAATGAATGCTTGTTCCATATCAGGCACCTTTCGAGCGACTGTTGATGTTGATTTCGTAGATTTCGGCGAGCTCACGAAGAACGGCCCGCGTAATCCCAAGCGCCGCGCAGATCTCAGCTTGCGATCGCGTGCCGGCCAAAGCCTTTATCTGGGTGACCATTGAGGCCCTTTTTTGGCGACGGGCTTCCATCGTCCTGGCGGTGCAGGTCGTGAACTCAATGCCGTGCTCGATGGCGATCCGGTTGAGTGAGCGAGTGGAGCGGTGCAACGCCTTGGACGCGGCGAAGATCCCCGCGTCAGCGAACCTGTGAAGGGCTTGGGCGATGGCTGGCTCTTCTGCCTTATGGGCATCCCATCTCATGCTGCGATCCCCAATACCTGGTTCATTCGATCCTCAAGGATCTCGTAGAAGGTTTTCACCCGCTCCGAGAGCTTGCGGATCATTGCTTCGTCGCGGTAGGCGCGTTTGATGAACAGCGGCATTCCCGGCCAATAGCAAACGAAGTCGATCCACTCGCGCTCCGAGACCCACAACCCGCCTTGGCACTGCGCGACGTGTTCCTTCGGTATCTCGCCAGACAAGATCACTTCCACCTGAAACTTCGGAAGTTTGGTTTTGATTTCCGTCAGCCCTTTAGGTCCGACAAGCGAGTCTGGCGAGTAGCCGGCGCCGTGGTTGAGGATGATCGCCACCTGATTGGTTTCGACTTCCTCGCGCTGCTCGTAGAGCTTTCGGGCGACACCTTCCAGCTCATGGCCGCGCTCAGTGTGGCGATTCCCCTGGAAAGGATCGGCAGCCTCGCCGGTGATGCGCTCACCGATAAGCGTGTTCATGTAGGTGAAGGCACCGGCGCCGAAGCCGGCTTCACCTTTGCCGTTGACCAGCAGGCATTCCAGCTCAGAGCATGTGACGATGCCCAGTCGCAGATCCAGCCATTCCTGCGAACCCTGCTCGACTTCTGTGATGATTTGCATGGCCGTTACCCCCCTTGCTGGGCCGCTTTGGCCGCTCTTGAGATTGAGTTGTTCAGACCTGCCACGACGCCATCGAATGCGGGCTTAGCTATCTGTCCGGGGTCGCCATACATTTTCTCGAAGTTGGCGTGGACAGCCTCGCTGCATTTATCCAGCAGCGCCTGAATCTGCCGCGCCTGGGCAGGCGTGACCAGTTGTTCAGATGACTCGACATATCCGTCGTTGTCGTTGTCGTCTCCGCTGGTGATGTTCAGCAGGGCGCACATCACATACCGCTTTCCATACGTTGTGGTCGAACCAACCGACTGAACAGCACTGCGCCCGGCGCCAGTATCAAGGGGCAGAATCATTGTCGTTTCTTCGCGGTGCCCGGCCTTGTGCATCAGGATTCCGGTGACGCTCACACCGTTGGCCTGGTTCACAATCTTGAAGGAAACGCCAAAGCCGAACTTAGCCATGACCGGACGGACCGCATAGTTGATGTCGTCCAGGTCGGCGTACATCTTCTTGGTGTGCGTGTTCTCGGTGCGTTTTTCTACAGAAGGCATTTCGCACTGCATTTCAGCAAAAGCGGCGTTGAACGCCTCAAGAGAGGTCTTGGCTTCCATGCGATCTTGAAGTGAAATCAGGCGCTCCAGCTTGTCCATGTCGCAGCGCGGATCAAGGGCGAGCCGACTGATCGTCGACAGCATGCTTATTTCCTGCGCTGGCTGGGCGGCCACTTGGCGCTCGCGCTCCAGTGGCATGATGATTTCTTGCGACATGGCTATAGCCTCAAAATTGGATAGTGATGTGTGGGACTTCGCCGCGGGCGATCTTCAGGACAATGGCCTTGGCCAGTTCTTCGCTGATGTTCATGCCGATCAGGGCCTGCTTGGCTTCGCCCAAGATTTTCGACTTGTGTGCTACGTCAGCCTGGCGCTCCTGCTGCTGGCGCAGGATTTCGTCTGCCGCTGCGTTCGCCCGGGCAACCTCATCTAGTCGAGCCTGCTCCACGGCTTCCTCTTGGCGGAGAATGGCCGCAAGCCGGTCTTGCTCGGCGCGCTGCTCAGCGGCAACACGACTTGCTTCTGCCTGGGCCGCTGCTGTGCGTGCCTGTTCGGCTTGCAGCTGCAGTTGCAGGCGCTGGCGTTCGGCGGCTGTCTCTGCGTCCAGCGCGGCCTGTGCGGCGGCGCGCTGTGTAGCTGCGGCCTGATCCAGCAGTTCCTGCTCGCGGCGTGCTGCTGCGTCACGTTCGGCCTGTGCCTGCTGCTCTGCCTGAAGTCGGGCTTGTTCGGCGGCTACTCGGGCAATCTCTGCATCGCGGTCGCGCTGGGCCTGCGCTTCTGCCTCGGCGCGCAGCCTGACCAGTTCGGCTTGCTCGGCCTCGTACTGGGTGCGCTCGGCCAGCAAGGCGCGCAGCTTGGCGAGTGTCTGGTCTTTTACCTGTGCGGCTTCGGCCAGGAACTCTTCCCATGTGTCGCTGATTTCGACCAGTTCAAGCTGGGCGATGATGTCGGCGACCTGAGCGGCGGTCGGGGTCGCTTCGAAAACGGCCAGATCCTTGATAGCCTGGATTCCGTCAACGTGCTTATCTTTTCGAGCCTGCTCGGCGGCCTCCCAGTCGGTCAGGGGCTGTCGGGTGGCATCGCGCAGGCTGTCCATCTTGGTGACGAATTCGCGTAGTTCGGCCTCGACGACCTTCGGCATTTCCTTGAGGCGCTTCAGGTAGTCGCGACCCGGCTTCTCGACTGCCGTCTTCGATTTGCTGACGGTTGCTGCCAGGCTGGCGATACGCTCGCGACCCTTGCGGGTGGTCAGGTCGGGCACTTCGCCGGTAACTTCGGCCTTCACCGCGTCGAAGAACTGGCCCAGGCCACCGGCAACGTAGATGGCCGGCGCGTTGTCGACGCTGATGTCGTCGATGGTGATGACTTGCTGTTCTGCGGACATACGAAATCCTTGCCGCGATGCACGCAGCGATTGAAGGTGTTGGTTATTGGGTGATCTGAGAGCAGTAGGAGCTGGCGAGCATTGCGAGGGTGGCGACGGTCAGGACGATGGCGCTTCCTCGCCAGATGTACAGTCGGCGGGCTTGCTGGTCGGTCATGGCTTCAGCTCTTCGTCCGGATCAAGGCCGAACTCATAACAAAGCGCGTTCGCGACTCCAGATCCGACACCGAAAGTGTCCTTCACGCGAATCCAGCGAGTGTTGTGTTGGTAGCGGCCCCTGCCGCGAATGTTGCGCATGACGCGATCCAGTAATTCGCGCTCGGTGAATTCGACACCTGAAAACCTCATGCCTTCACCTCATAAGCTACTGTCCACTCACCGCACATGCAGGCCCGGCCACTCCAGGCATGAACATTGGGGATGCCAGCGTCATGTGCCAGCGAAAGGGCGCCCAGCCACTTGGTGTGGGTGAAGGCCAGGATCATGCGGTCGGCGGGCAACTCTTCGAGCTGCTCGTCTACGATTGATTTAATCGGTGCGGTTGTCATGCTGCCTCCTTGCGCGCGACCTTGTTGAGGCGGGCGCAGTAGTGGTCGAATTCCTTGAGGGTGATCGTTTCGTCAATCAAGAACTGGGCGATCATCCGCCGAACAATCAGAGCCTCTTCCTGCGTGCTTGCTGCATGCATGAGGCTCTCCAGCGCTTCGTCAATAAGGATGTAGGCGCTCATACATCAGCATCCACATCGTCTTCGCGCTCTTCCCGCTCCGCTGCTACAGCTTCTTCGGCATACGGCCTCAGCAGCGCTACGGCGATCTTCTCGACCGCTTCAATCGGGCGTTGCTGGCCCAACAGATCGGCAGCGTGGGTCCGGGCATCACTCTGGCTGCCGAGCATTGCCGACAGCAGCAGGCGGGCAAACGAATCACGCTGGTCCAGGCCGTCTATCTGGCGCTGGTTTAGGTGACCCTGCAGGACAGTGCAGAACCGGTCGAACGTCACGACCTGCGGCTGGCCGTAGCGCCGCTTCCACTTGATGTCGACGCCGCACACCAGGCGCTCCGCCGAATGCTCAAGCCAGTCAGTCACCTCGTCGCTCTCGCTGACCTCTGGAGGCAACTGAGCGTCGTAACGCTCCTGGCAAATCTTCAATGCTGCGTTCATGGTCGCCTCCAGGGTGGCGGGTCAGTCGTAATAGTCTTGGTCGGCCAGATACTCGGAATGCTCGCTTACAAGCCATTCTTCCATCGAGGCGATCTCGGATTCAGTCATGAAGCTGGTGTCGTCTTTCGACTCCCAGTTGATTTCGCAATGTCCGAAGTACTCGTCGGGATCAGCGGCTTGGGAGCTGAAGTTGCCTTTTCGGGCTGAGAAATATGCGACGGTCAGGCTGATGGCAATGTCCTCGCCGTCCTTGACCGTCCAATATTCGTAAGTGCGGGCCATGGTCGCCTCCAGGGTGGCGTTATTCGGTTGCTTTTGAGATGGCAGCCCTAGCTTTCCAGCAAACAGCGCTGGGCCAAGCACCATCTACTATTTCTTTGAGACACCGAAGAAGATCAGGCGCAGCTGCAATTAGCTTGGCGTCTGCCCTTGCGGCAACAGCTTGATCTGGCTCGTTGATGCTGTGAGCAATAACCGCAGTCATCAGGCCACGCTCAGTTCCAATGGTGTAGCAACCGTTTGGGCCTGGTGTTCCTATGCGCCAAGGGCCTGGCGTATTCTTAAATTCAACTGGCCGCTTCGTATTGGATAGAAGCGCAGTTCTAGAAGCCTTCCAGGCCATCCAGGCTGTTTGTGTCCAAATCATCGAATAACGGTCGTGATGCTCGTCCTGCATAAGTCCGATTAGTGCGCCAACACCACGCACTTCGGCCTCTTCTGCGGCCCATTCTTCAAACTCATCTCTTTCGCTCATGGCGACCTCCAGTGTTTGGGGTTAGGCAGCGGCCTTGGAAATTGCGTCTCTGGCAGCCTGGACCTTGTCTTCGTGCGTGCTGCCGGTATTGCCCGGGTCTTCGTAGGCGGCCAGCAAGCCTTTCAGTGATGCCAGCAGTTCATCGCGCTGCTCTAGCAAAGCCTTGACCGTCTTCTTTGCGGCCAGGTGTTGCATGTAGAGACGACCTTGCTGCTGCTTGGTAAGGCTTATCGAAACCGTGACATCGCTCATGACTTGCTCCAGTGGTTGGTTCACCCGGTTAGGCGGTGGCTCAACGGCCGTGATTTGGGTGGAACCCATGAAGCAACTCTGCCGATTTCCTTGCAGCCGCTGCGTCAATTAGGGTTTTGTGATAGCCGAGGTAGATGTGCTTTCTATCGACGACTATGTGGGCTTGGAATCTTTGGTCGCAGTGGACGAAAAAGACTCCGTGAATCCCGCTGGTGTTGCGGTGCGATAGCCGCATGTTCTTGTTGTTTTCGGCAGCTGTTACGGCGCGCAGGTTGGCGGCACGGTTGTCCCGTCGATCACCATTTATGTGATCTATCTGCATGCCATCCGGGATAGGCCCGTGATGCAACTCCCAAACTAGCCGGTTGGTGCGAAACTGATTTCCGCCCACCCGTATCACTTCGTAGCCGTCTCTGTTCGACGTGCCCGCTCGTTTTCCAGCGTACTTTCTGTTCCAGAGATCAAGCAGTTCGGGGTGGTTGACTTGATGTGCCTGCCTGGGCTTCCAGTACATAGCGCCGTCGGCTGGATCGTAACGGAGCAAAGAAACAACGTAGGTGCTGCTTATTTTCATTTACGACTCCGATCTGGTAAGTCGGCGCGTAAAAAAGCCCAGTCGAAACCGGGCTTTTACCTTCGTACGTGACTGCCGGGCGCATGAGGCGCCGGGTAGTTGATTGGCTAGTCCATGATGGTGATCCTCCGTGTAGGGGTTCAGCTGCGGCGGTGCGCTCTGGC